GCTCCAGACAATGGGTGGTGCGCCTCATGCACGAGGCCCAACAACATGAAAAAACATCGTTCGTAACACTCACATACAACGACGACCACCTGCCTACCGTCAGCGCGGCCGCGAGTTCGCAAAGCCTCACCGCGGCCGCGAAGAGTCGCCCCCAACCGGATCCGCAGAATAATTATCCACGCACGCACGAAACGCGCACGCATGAGTTCATTAAAGAGGCGGCATCCTTAAGTAAGGGCGACCTCCAGGCGTTCACGAAACGCCTAAACGAAGACGTACGAAGACGGTCAGGCAAGGGGGTCAAATACTACGCCTGCGGCGAATACGGGGACCGAACACAGCGGCCCCATTACCATATAGCGATCTACGGAGAAGACTTCTCCGATGATCGCCAATTCTGGAAAAACACACAGTCGGGACACCTCCTGTGGCGATCATCAAGACTAGCTAGATTATGGCCGCACGGAACTGCGGACATAGGAGACCTGACATTCGAGTCAGCAGCCTACATAGCTAGATACATTATGAAAAAAATAACAGGGACTAAAGCTACCGACCACTATATGAGAGAAAACGAGAGAGGAGAAAAATACTGGCTAACACCGGAGTTCAACGTCATGAGCAGACGACCCGGAATAGCAAGCAAGTGGTTCGAAGAAAACAGAAAAGACGTGTATCCACACGATCACGTAATCAGTCGCGGACACCCGGCAAAGCCGCCCCGCTACTACGACAAACTACTAGAGCAGATAGACCCCTATCTACTCCAAGAAATCAAAGCGGACCGCGAAGCGGCCGCCGAGAAGACCGCCGGCGATAACACGCCAGCTCGCCTGGAAGTGCGCGAGATCGTCGCACTCGCCAAGCTAAACCAAACAAAACGATCACTGGAGTAACTGCAAATGATCTACAAAGTCATCGTCACCCGAGACATCAAAGCAAACGTCTACAGCACCCCGATGTTCATCCCACACATCGGACAGGCAATTCGCTCCTTCGGAGACGAATGCCAGAGAAAAGAAAAAGACAACGTCCTGGGTAACCACCCAGAGGACTTCGAACTCGTACAGCTCGGGGAATACGACGACGAAACCGGCGCCTTCATCACGGCGGAAGGCGCCAACGAACATGACGACACCGTCAACTGGACCAAAATCCAACTCGCCGTTGGCTCTAACTACAAGGTCTAACTACCCATGAACGTACCCAATCAGAAACAGCGAAGCGTGCCTACACACAACTTCGCACTCAACCCACAGGCAAGCCCGAACAGAAGCGTATTCGGCATGCCACACACACTCAAAACCGCATTCAGCTTCACAAACCTCACACCGATACTCGTAGAAGAGGTACTACCAGGAGACATGTGGAAATGCGGCATCAGCGTCGCCGCAAGAACAGCCATACCCATCGTCCCGATCCAGGACAACTGGCACCTCGAATTCTTCTCATTCTTCGTGCCCATGAGACTGGTATGGCCCAACTCAGCGAAATTCTTCGGAGAACAGCAAAACCCAAGCGACAGCATCAGCTACACCGTCCCGCAAGTAGTTAGTGCAGCGGGAGGATTCCCGATCAACACGCTCTACGACTACATGGGACTACCTACCGTAGGGCAGGTCGGCGGAGGTAACACGGTGAGCGTGAACTCACTACCACTGCGCAGCTACATGCTCGTCTACAACCAGTGGTTCCGCGACGAAAACATCGTCACATGGCAAGGACCCACTAGCTACGCAGACGGACCGGACGCCGTGGCTAACTTCTTCCTAATCGAAAGAGGAAAACGCTTTGACTACTTCACGCAAGCACTCCCGTGGCCACAGAAAGGCGGAACAGCTATCTCTGTTCCCCTGGGAACTACAGCACCCGTTAAAATTCTTAACACGCTCACAACTGGAAACTCGGTACGCGTTAACGTCTTGGGGACCACCACTGCCCGACAAGTCGTTAGTCAAACAGCTGGAACGGGCACAACGTGGGGCGCGCTCAGCGCCAGCGGACAACCAGACGAATGGTTCGCCGACCTCACCGGCGCAACGGCGGCAACGATAAACCAGCTGCGCACAGCAATCACACTGCAGCAGTACCTCGAAAAAGACGCCCGAGGCGGAACGCGATACACGGAATTCGTGTTCAACCACTTCGGCGTAAGGAGCCCCGATGCAAGATTGCAAAGGCCCGAATTCATCGGCGGCGGACACGCCAGCATCCTCACAACCGCGATCCCTCAAACAAGCGCTACGGGACTCACTGGAGGTACAACACCAACTGGCAACTTGGCAGCCACCGGACACATCAAAGGAGGAACCGGCTTCACCTACGCGAGCACAGAGCACGGGTTCATTCTCACCCTGGTGTCCGCACGGGCGGACATCACCTACCAGCAGGGCCTGCGTAAAATGTGGAGCCGATCCACTCGATATGACTACCCCGTCCCTCTGCTCGCCGGAATCGGAGAACAGAGCCTTCTCAACAAAGAAATCTACTGCGACGGGAGCGCCAACGACAACAACGTATTCGGTTACGTTCCGCGCTTCGACGAATACAGACACATTCCAAGCCGCATCACAGGGCTCTATCGATCTACGTCCGCCGGGACAATCGACTACTGGCACAGCGCACAAAAATTCACTGCGCTCCCGACACTAAGCTCCACCTTCATAAGCGACGACTCGAAAACAGTCACACAAAGAAACTTCGCCGCCGGAGCCTCAAGCGCACACCAGCAGATCCTCGCGGACTTCTTCTTCGACTGCAAAGTCACAAGAGCACTGCCCGCCTACGGTGTCCCCGGCCTCACAAGGTTCTAACTATGCCAACCGACAGAATGGACGACGCCAACTTCTGGGGAGCACCCAGCTCCACAGGAGGCGGAAGCACGCCGTCAACAACAGCGAAGCCGTGGTACACAAGCATCGACTACGGCTCAATCCTCAACAGCCTCATACAAGGAGGAAGCGCCTACGCGAGCTACGCCGGAGCCGCCAACGCAAATGCAAAAAACCTACGCAACTCACGGGAGCAGCGAGCATGGGAAGAGATGATGAGCAACACCGCCGTACAAAGAAGGGCGGCCGACATCGAGAAAGCTGGTGGCAACAGAGCATTAGCCTTCGTGAATGGCTCAGAAGCATCGACGCCAACATATGCGCCAGCCCACATGGAAAATCCCTTAGGCAACGCAGCCGACATATTGTCGAACGCAACTGGGAAACTCACCGCCCAACGGCTCCAGGCACAACAGATGCTAGCCACCAGCGCAAACATCCGACTCACCGACGCACAGGCAAACCTCGCTAACGCGAACACTGTGAACACCAAAGCAGACACCATGCTAAAACTCGGAACCGGAACAAAAGTCCAGGCCGAAACCGAAGGAATCAAAATCACAAACCAACAGCTAGGACTCAAACTAGACGGCATCGTCAGCGACAACGTAATCAGGAGAGCACAGGCATACATAGCAACGGTCACACGAGAGGACGCCATCAAAGCGATACGCAGCGACGCAATCCTCAAAGAACTCCACATATCACCCCAGGAACTAAAAACCACCTGGGCCAAATTCAAGCAGGCAATGCTTGACGCACTGACATCAGACAAAAATCCAGATGGACCAAACGCGAGGTACGACAAATGAAAATCAGAATGCCCTGGGGCGAAGTCGTCGAAAACAAAACCCCGGTATGGAAGACACCTAACAATCACGACACCATGTTCGAAAGCAATCGCACCGCGCTCTTCTGCGCGGAGCCATCACTCGCAAAACAGGAATTCAAAGAAGACGCGGACATCAACGTCATCCTTGCGAGAGTCATGAAAACCGGCGAGATACCCAACATGGTCCTGCCGGAACACTTCACAGACGTCAGCGAGAAAAAGACCTACCACGAACAGGCCACGCAGCTCGCCGAAGCAAACGCCCTCTTCTACCGCCTACCGGCGGACATCAGGACGAAATTCAGCAACGATCCAGCAACCTGGGCAGACGCGGTGGTCCAGGCCACCGAAAAGGGCGACGGCGAAGCCCTAGAGGCCTTCGGAATCGATCTCTCGATCGAAGCCAAGGCCACCATAGCCAGAGCCCAGGAAAAGGCCGCCAAGGCGGCCGAGGCGACCAAGGAGGCCGCCAAAAAGAGTGAACCCGCGAAATAGACCGCGTGTCACTCAGCACACTTACACCAAGGAGAAACGTGTGCTACAAAGGGGCCGAAAGGCCCCTTTCCTATTGACAAACCCCAGGAGATCAGAATGAGACATTCAGTGAACAAGCGGTCCAGCTCGAAACGGTTCAACCGATCGGCTGGCCGAACCAAAGCCATCAACGTCAACCCACCGCGAACACGCGGGGGATTTCGACTGTGATCGCCAAACTACTGGAGAGATACCTCCAGTGGAAACAAAACCGACGAGTCCGCAAATGCGGACTCTAACAAATGCCCTGCTATAAACCAGGGCTACTCAGAAAAGCCCCGAACGGGGCAGTGACCTACTACGGTCACATACAAAAGGCGGCAGGGAAAATTCCTCCCTGCCCGCCTAACTACAAAGACTACCCAGGCCCCTGTCAAAAATGCACAGGATGCAAGTTGGAGCGCTCCAGACAATGGGCGGTGCGCCTCATGCACGAGGCCCAACAA